CACGGTTTATATTCAAAACAATCTGCCTTACGCAGTAAGACTAGAGAATGGTCATTCACAGCAAGCGCCATTAGGTATTTATGGTTTAACCTTTCTTTCAGTATCGAGTAAATACAAATGATGACTTTAAGCGAAGCTGAGATTGCGATTTATCAAAAGATTGGTCAGTTTATTGGTGTGGAAAAGGCAAATTTACGAATTCCAAACCAACCAACGGTAGATGGAAAACCTTTTGTTCCACCTACAAATAAGTTGTGGTGTAGGGTCTATATTCAGTATGGAGATAGCCAAATAGCTGGAATTGGGAATGGACCTTGTATCCGTGATATTGGACTAATCTCTATACAATGTTTCGCACCAAAAAATACCGGCACAATCGCGATGACAAACCTGTGTGACCAGTGGCGTGATTTTCTTCAATCATTTGGTGTTTCACATTTAGAAGTCTATAAAGTTCATGCACCACAAGATATAGATGATGACAATTTTTACGCTAAAATAGTACGCGCTGAATTTAGAGTGAATTGAATTGCACTTAATTGCTGATAAAAAATTCAAGTATAATATTACATATAAGGATATAGTTTTTACTTAGTGGGAGTAGGAATTGGATAACTTACTTGATTCTGAAAAAGCTAAAATATTTCAAAAGATTGAAACTAAATTTGAATTATATTTAATTAACAAAATTAATAATGTAAGTTTTTATCCACCTAATAACTTCTTTTCTTACAATGTTCTATTCCAAACAATATTAGAGCCAAATGGCTTCGATATATTCAAATTTAAGGAGTTAAATACTCTAGAAAAAATTCAAGAAAATGCTAAATGTTGTCGAAAAATGGGAATGGATGATTTTAACACTAAGTATTTAGTAGATATTTTAGAGGAAGGAGCATCTCAATTTATTGACAATTAAGTTATAAATATTTTTAACGCCACTCAAATGAGTGGTTTTTTTATGCCTAAATTAAGGAGAACTTCATGAGTTCTGGAGCTAAACAGCTAACCCGAGTTGGTTTTGAAGCATCACCCGGTGTGATTGCAACAACTTGGAATACATTTGCATTTACCACCAATGGTTTGGATGCATCGGCACAAACCACAGAATCACAAACAATCAAAGATTCACGAATTGCAGCTGGTACTTTAGTGACTGGTGTTGAAGTACAAGGTGATATTGAATCTGAATGGGCTTATGGCATTCAAGATGGTGTCTTAGAGCTTGTTGCCTTCAATGCTTGGAATAGTAACGTCTTAACATTTGGTGGTACTAGTCGAAAAACACTTTCGATTATTCGCGGTTTTACTGATATCGATAACTATCAAGTTTTCACAGGCTGTCATATCAATCAATGGACCTTGAGCATCCCTGATAGTGGCATTGTGACTTCTAAATTCTCAATTATGGCAATGAAACGTACTGCATATGAGGTTGCACCTACTGGTACCGTAACACCTGCAGGAGATGCAATTCCATTTACAAGTCTTTCAACCGGCGATATTTTGATTGAAGGTGAAAAGAAAGCGGGGATGTGCGTCACTCAGATTGAATTGACCATTGATAATACAATGCAGATTCAAAAGTGCTTGGATTATGAAAACAATATTTCTGGAATTTTGGAAACCATCATGAAAGGCAGTGGTAACTTCACAGTTGCATGGTCTAAAAACACCGCTGAGTTATATGAAAAACAGTTCTTGAATGAGCCGATTAGCCTTGAATATAGCCTGAAAGATAAAGATGGGAATAAATACACATTGTCACTTCCAAATGTGTTGGTTTCAGCACCTCTACCGAGTGGTGGAGCAGGCGACATTCTTAACACTCAATTTTCATTCACTTTGGCAGATGCTGCACCTACTCTTAAACGTATTCCTATCGTGGCAGGTCCATAAGCATGAAAATTAAAATCGAAGAACAAGAACAAACCAAAATTCCAAGCAAGCTGATTGATTACAAAGATGGTGCTAAATTTCTTATTGCAGGAATAGATAAGCCATCATTCAAGCATTGCATGGAGTTGCGTAGCACTCGTATTGAGCAAGAGATTCAAGGTGTCCGGGACATTACAGATGAAAGCTCTCGTGAAATTGCCCAATCATTCAGTAAGGCGGTTTCACATTTAGTCTTGAACTGGCAAGGCTTAGAAGATGAAGAAGGGAATATTTTTGAATATTCCAAGCAAAATGCTGAACTTCTTTGCACAAGTACAAATGAGTCAATTGAGCTTATTGTGTGGATCCTTGCAGAAGCACAAAAGATTCAAGTTGAAGCCAACGAAGATAAGGCTGAAACATTGGGAAAGTCATCCAGCTCTACAAGTACCAAACAGCGAAGTGGGACATCGAAAAAGCAAGAGAAGTCTATCAAAAGCTAGGTCAGCCATTGCCTGACTACTATCTACCGCCTGAATATTCATACACAGCTCACTCCATTCTTTCAGCTTATTACGTGATTGCTCGTTCTAGACAGTATGAGCAATGCATTCCTATGGCTTTAAGTCTTGGGGCTGTGAATGATTACTGTGATCAGTATGAATCACCAGTACCTAGATGGATTTTCAATGATTGTATCTTTGCTTTAGACAACCTGTTTTTGGAAGAGGCGAGCAAACAGAAGTGATCTTTCAATAGAGCTACACGTATAAGAGAGAACTATATTCGTATGGTTTTCTATAGACCAAAACAAAACCCCGAGAGTTGGCGCTTTCGGGGTTTTTTACATCCACTTAACCGCAAAGAAAAGAGGAGATATATCTGTATGTCTGAATATACCAGTTTTTCAATCCAGATGCTAGGAGTAGTAATGGAAGCAATTAACTTAAACCCATCAAGCTTTATTTATTTCTTTGGATATATGGCTTTAATTTACGCTGGAATTAGATTGTTAAATCTGTTTATTAAAATCCTAGAAAGCAAATTTAATCTCAACTAAACCGACCCACAAATGGTTGGTTTTTTATTGTCCGCAATGCGCCTTTAGGCGCTTTTTTACGCCTAAAGGTAATCCAAATGACAGAACAAACAAGCCGTTTAGTAATTGAAATCAGCTCTGAACAAGCTAAAAAGAATGCTGAAGAGTTAAGTAAAGAGTTGGTTAAAATCTTTACTGGTGGTGAAAAGGCGAGTGATTCAACTTCGAAGCTTGGCAAAACTATTCAAGTCACAAGCAACATTACTCAAAACTTCAATACTACTGTGAATAATACGACTAAGGCTTTAAGTGATCAGGAAAAGCAAGTCAATCAAAATGGCTTAGCCATCAAAGAAATGGCTAAATTTGTGGCTGGTTACATCTCTATCAGCAAAGGTATTGCTGCGGCTGATAATTACACACAGATGGCGGCACGTATACGAAATGCGACATCTAGCGCTCAAGAGTACAACTTAGTCCAAGAAAGATTGCTGGTAACCGCAAATACAACATTTCGGGCATTAAACGAAGCTCAAGAGGTTTATCTTTCACTTGCGGGTGGGATGAAGTCACTTGGCTACAGTACCAAGCAAACTTTAGACTTATCAGATTCTTTATCGTTTGCCTTTACAGCTAATGCAACACGAGCTGATCAAGCGCAATCTGCAATGGATGCACTATCAAAATCGATGGCTAAAGGCACAATTGATGCAGACGCATGGATTTCGATTGTAACTGGTGCTGATAATATTATTGCTGACATGGCAAAAACCACAGGAAAAACTGAGTCTGAAATTCGTCTACTTGGAGCAACTGGTAAAGCATCCCTTGAAGATCTAATTAAAACATTGGTTGCTACTCGCGAACAGAATGAAAAACTTGCCAACAACATGGAGAACAGTTTTGCAGATGGCTTAACTCAGCTGTCAAACAAAACAACAGTTTTTCTTGGCAAACTAAATGAAACGACTAAATTAACAGGAACTTTGGCCGCAGGACTAGGATTTCTTGGCGAACATGTAGATAAGCTTGCTGTTTTAGGTGGAATTGCGGCTTCAATTTATGGTGGGCGTTTAGTTGCCGCATTTGTTCAAACTGGTATAAAAGCTGGTTGGGCAACTGCGGCGATTCTAACCCAAACTGGCGCCATGAATGCATCAACAACAGCAGCACGTTCTTTATATCTTGCACTGGGTGGTCCAGTAGGTTTGGTTGTAGCAGGGATTGGAGTCGCATCAAGCTTTTTATTGATGAAAGATTCATCTAAGGATGTTAATACATCATTAGAAGAGCAAGGTTTGAGTGTTGATGAGTTGCGTGAAAAATACAGTCAACTGAATGCTGAGCAATTGAAGTTAAAGGCATTAGATGCCGCTGATGCTATTGAAACCCAAAACAAAAAAATAGCATCAGTTTTTGTCTCACTTAAACAATATATAAGTGATCTGAATGGTCAGGGTGAAACTGGTCAAGCGAAAGCTTTGCAAACTTATTTAGTTGAGTTACAAGCTGGTGGAGAGCGAGCAAAAACAGCATTTGCCAACCTTGAAAAGCAAAATATTGTTAGTCCGCATTCTCTCAAATTAGCTGCTCAAGTTGGATCTACTGTCAAGAGTAGTAACACTGAAATTGAGAAACAAAACCAAATTCTAAGCATTGCCTCCAATAAACATATTGATCATGCCAAAGCAGCTAAAACCGGAGCAGAGGGAGTTGCTCAGTTTGGAAAAGAAGCCGTAGGTTCTGCTGCACAAATAAAAGGTTTAAGTGCTGAGGTTCAAAAGTTCATTAACGATACTTTGAGTAGCATCTCTAGTAATAGTGAAGTATTAGCATTAAGAGCAAAAGGCATATCTAAGGAATATGCTGAAGCCTATGTAAAACTTAAGCAAACTCAAGGTTTACTTGGCAAAGATCAGGCAGTTGATACTGGTGCGTTTAGCTTAATGATGGCGGATCTTTCAATTAAGCAAAAGATCAAAAATCTAGACGAACAACAAGCCAAATCTGAAAAAGATCGTACTGAGGAGCTTGAGAAGCAACTTAAAGTCTTAAAGGTCAACGAAAAAGTTAAGGCAAATGCTGCTAAATATAACTTCGGTGGATTAGAAGGCAAGTATGGGCTACCAAGCGGAATGTTGTCTGCGATTCATATGATTGAATCTCGTGGTAATGCAAATGCATATAACAAAGGTTCTGGTGCTGCAGGTGGTTTCCAATTTCTTAAAGGAACTGGTGACCAGTATGGTGTTAAAGATCGCTATAACTTAGCGCAATCTGCCGAAGGTGCTGCAAAATATCTTTCATATCTACTGAAGCTTTTCAATGGAAATGTAGAGAAAGCAGTTCGTGCATACCATGCAGGCGAGGGTAATGTCCAAAAAGGTAAAAACCTTGGTAAATATAATAATCAGTACATCAAAGATTATTATGGCTACATGGGAGGAATGAGTGGTTTTTCAGGGAGCTCTAAAGACTATGAATTGCTCTTAAATGATCAAGTTAAAATGCTTGAAAAAACTCAAGAGGAAGCTGAAAAAATCCGTAAGGATTTTATGTCGAAAGGTCTTCAAGAGGAGCAAGAATATAAGGACCAACTCAAGAAAATTCGTGAAAATTCAGCCTTATCAAGCGATGAAAAGAAATCATATGAAGCTCAGTTAACCACTCGATTTGAAGCACAAACGAAGCTCAATAATCTTCAACAAGATTATGAGTTGAATGGTTTCAAATATACCGAGGACCAAAAGCTAATTTATCAGCGTGATTCAGCTAAGCTACAATTAGATGCTGATGGTAAATATAGCGATGAGGTTAAGGCTCTCCATAAAAAGTCAATTGATGATCAATTTGCGTTTGAACTTGAAAAGTCTAAACTTGCTAAAGACCAACGTTTACTTCAATCAACTGAATTCTACATGTCAGAGCTTCAATTAGCTAAGGCTAGATATGACATAGAAAAAAGACTTATTGCTCAGAGTAATGACGATCCTGCTGAAAAAGCGTTTAAAACACAGATGCTTGAACTACAGAATCAAGTAGACATGAATCGTCGACTAAAGGATGCGTCCATGGGCTGGGATTCGGTCCGTTCTCAAATGGATGGTTCTTCTGCACGATACCAAGTGGGTCAAGAGCGCTTTAATAGAATGGATGTATCACAGAATCTTTTTGACACACAAATTGCTGATGTTGAGAGACAAAAGCAAGAACCAGGTGCTGATCTGGAAAAATTGGCAGAGGTTCGTGAGCAAATTTGGGCTGCACATAATCAGCGGATGATTGATATCGAAAATCAGTATCAAAAGGATTCGTTGAACTTGCAGTTAACCCAAGCTCAGCAATTAACTGGTTCATTTGCAAATATGTTTAGGGGGATTTTGGGAGAAAGCTCAGGAGCTTACAAAACAATGTTTGCAATGCAACAGGGTTTTGCACTCACTCAAGCTGGTATGAATTTATGGTCCTCTGTTTCAGATGCTTATGCTAAAGAACCAGGTACTGTGTGGCAGAAAGTAGCAGCAGGGGCTAAGGCTGCTTTGGATCAAGGAACATTTTTGGCGATGATTCAAGCAATTACACCTCAAGGTTTTGCTACTGGTGGACACATCACAGGCAAAGGTACTGGAACAAGTGATGATATTCCGATCATGGCATCAAATGGTGAATTTATGATTCGCCAAGCAGCAGTATCAAAGCTTGGTTTAGTTGCATTGAATTACATGAACAAGACAGGTGAACTGCCTTTTCAAAGCGAGTTTAATGCTGCAAAGTATCAGTTCTCTCTACCTAACAAGCAACCTACTGAAAAGTTTAGAGATGGCGGCTTGATTGGTGTTTCTCGAATGAGTAATGCTGATGTTGAAAGAAGGCAGTTTGATTCTATTCAGCGCAGCAATAGCATGTCAGCCCAACCAAAAGTCATCATTATTAATCAAACTTCTCAGCCTGTAGAAGCAACATCTCAATGGGATGGGAATGAATTACATTTGGTTTTAAGGGAGATGCAAAAGAAAAATGAGGCTATGATGGATGCTAAGATAGAGAAACGCTTTATGATGTCAAAACGTCAAGGCTGGTAGTTATTGATCAGAGGAAGCCACCTCGGTGGCTTTTATTTTAATTTATTGATATTTTATAAGCACTTCAAGGAGTGCTTTAGAATGAAAAAATTATTTTTAATAGGGGGGCTTTTGTTTTCAGGACTTGCTAATGCTGAAGCACCATTTGGATTAAAAACAGGAATGTCGTTAATAGAAGTAAAAAGAATAGCAGGGGATCCAATAAGAATTAGTGATAATTATTATATGTTTACAAAAATTCCAAAGCCAGTTGCAGGTTTAATTAGCTATGGCATGTTAATTACGCCAAAGTCAGGATTATGTAAGGTTGTAGGGGTGGGAAAAACTTTAAATACTAATGTATATGGTGATGCAATAAAGTCTGAATTTTTAGATTTAAAGAATCTATTAACTTCTAAGTATGGAAAACCAACAAGAGATTATGATTTTTTAAGAGTAGGTAGTATTTGGAAAGAGCATAATGATTGGATGATGGGATTGTACAAAGAAGAAAGAACATTGACTGCAATGTGGGGTGTTAATGAATCAAATGGTATTGAAGATTTAATGCTGAATGCGATTGCTGATAGTGGAAATACAGGTTATGTGACGATTACTTACGAGTTATCAAATATCAATAGCTGTTCAAAAGAAAGAAAATCACGAGATGCAAGTGGTTTATAAATAAAAGCACCCTAAGGTGCTTTTCTAAAAATGTCGAGCTATGAATCAGACCCCCTTCAGGAGGTTTCACTCTTACAAATATTCAATTTTGATTAATAAAATAGTGTATAATTCATCTCAAAATATTTTAAATATGTAAATTTTTTATCATATTGAAATTAAGTTACTGTTCTAATTAAAAAATCTAAGAGTTGATTAAAATGCGTATACTTTTAATAGCTATTTTGACTGTAATAATTACTGGTTGTGCTACATCTTACAGGGAAGCAGGCGGTCCTGGTAATTTGGGTGTTAAAGCTACCATCATAGATGACAATGTATTTGAAGTTACATCTAGAATCAATCAATCTACACCACCTTACTTAAGAAGAGAGTATTCGATTCGCAAAGCAGCTGAAACCTCTATCAAACTTGGTTGTAGTTATTTTGTCGCAGTTGGAAATATCAGACAGTCATTTACACAATCATCTCATGTAGTAAACACGGGTCTCCAAAAACTTGATAATGGTTCGTTGGTGTATGTTTCTAAATCAGGCACACAATACAATGTAGTAAACCCTTCGGGCATGGTTGTTAAATATGTTTGCTTCAATGATAAGCCAGATACGGTATTACCCGGTTTAGTATTTAATGCTAAATATGTTTTACAGTCTTGATAGGATTTAAATCTGTATAAATTGAATTTTTAGCTTAATCAAACCCACTCACCTGAGTGGGTTTTTTATTGGACGCAATTTATGAGCAATGAAAAATTTACATTCCCTTGTGATTTGGATGGGAACTCAAGCAAACAAAACTTCAATACTTTGACTTCTAAATTTGGAGATGGCTACGAACAAAATATCTCAGTAGGCATTAATAATAGAAAGGGAGAATGGGCATACAAACGCACATCAACAAAAGATGAGATTCTTCAAATCAAAGCTTATTTTGATCGACATAAAGGTGCTGATTCATTTCTCTGGAATGCTCCTTTAGATGGTGAAGTGAGAGTTAAAACAGATACAAGCTATTCAC